ATCTTTATAAAGAACGAATGATTGAAGCACAAAAGAACTATGAGAAAGAAGAAAATCCAATAAAGAAACATGAATATGCCAAACTGATTTCTAGAAACAAAAACATTCAGATGGCTAAGAAAATTCAGTTGAATTCAGCATACGGCGCGATTGGTAATCCGTATTTCAGATTTTTCGATCTAAAACAAGCAACAGCCATTACACTTGGTGGGCAGTTATCTATTCGATGGGCTGAAAATGAAATCAATACATATATGAATAAAGTTCTGGGAACTAAGAATGAAGATTTCGTCATTGCCTCAGATACAGATTCTTTATATATTATCTTTGACAAACTTGTTCAAAAAGTATTTGAAGGTAAAAATCCATCTACTAATGATATAGTAGATTTCTTGAATAATGTATCAGAAAAAAAGATAGAACCATTTATAGGTAGACTGTATTCTGATCTTGCAAAAAGAACAAACGCATATGCTCAAAAGATGATCATGAAGCGCGAGATTATTGCTGATCGTGGAATATGGACTGCTAAGAAAAGATATATTCTAAACACACTAGATTCCGAAGGAGTTAGATTCAAAGAACCTAAACTAAAGATTGCGGGCATAGAAGCGGTGAAGTCTTCTACGCCAGAGGCTTGCCGTAAAGCTATTAAGGAAGCTTTGAATATCATTATAACCAGTGATGAAAATGCTTTACAAGAGTATGTTCGAAATTTCAAAGATAAGTTTTATTCTTTGAGTTTTGAGAACATATCTTTTCCTAGAGGAGTGCAAAATCTAGACGAATACTCTAGCCCATCTAACACTAAACCTCTGCCTATTCATGTGCGAGCAGCCATAGTATATAACAAAAACATAAAAAAAATGAAACTAAATAAGAAGTACGAAATGATCAAAGAGGGCGAAAAAATCAAGTATTGTTATATGAAAATGCCTAATGTTTTCCATCAGAACGTATTGGGTATTCTAAACGTTTTGCCAAAAGAGTTTAATATAGAAGAATATATAGATTATGATTTACAGTTTCAAAAAGCATTTCTTGAACCACTTAAATCAATATTGAATGTTATAAATTGGAAAGAAGAAAAAAGAAATACTATTGAGGACTTTTTCTCATGACAACAAAACCAAAGATTCCAGAAGAATATATTTCTTATGACTATGGGTTTTCTGGTGTGGATTCACCAGAAGCTACACCTGAAATAACACCGATCGTATCTCCGGAGTTAGAAACCAAGATCGATAATCTTCATCAAAAATTGGATGCAGCTTTATCCAAAATGGCTAATCCATCCACTTCTGAAGAAACTAACGAAATAATAGCTAAACTAAGAAACGATATTCATACTCTTGAGACTATTATAGTTCCATTGCTAAACAATTTGCTCAAGACTTCTAACAAAGATTACATCTATTGGCCAAATAGATCCACTATTATCGAAACACAATTGAATAAAGTGTTGTCTATTACTAGAGGTTAAATTGTCCTTTTTAATTGTAAATTTACCCCCTGTAGAATGTTTCGTAAGAAAAGAATATCTGTATGATTTTACAGAAGATCAAGATGGAATTCTGAAGGGACAAGGTGAATTTGAGCCTTGTATTTGGATATCAGCAAAATCCATTAGAGGCCGTGCTTTCTACATTGAATCGCTGATAACACAATATGGTGCATTATATGATAAGTTACCTCTTTCAGCATATGTTTGGAAAACAGATATAACTGAATATTTGCCCCTAGATGAATTGCAGTTGTGGGATTGTTTTAGTTATGAAATGGCTGTTATTGAGAAGTTGTCTTTAAGGGGATTGAAAGTTAGATATAAAGCTAAAAATAAAAATTGGTATATGGGAAATTATATGTTTACTATTGATAATTGCGTTTCTGATCCCAACATTTTAGACACAACATTTACACAAATTCCGTCAGAGCATAAGAGTTTCAATTTTATAATGTTGGACAATGGGCAATTTGCTGCACAACCAAACAATAGAATTATGTGGTATGAGCCTAGTCATTTGCCCGCTAATCCAAAAATTCCAGATTTCAAGGTAAGCACGAAAGTTTATTCTGTAGAGGATAAACCAAAATATGTTTTTGGCGACACAGACGAATATTATTATGAACCTAGAGAAATATAATATAGATAGATATCTTGCGTTTTTTGCCGGATTCGCTATTTCATGCGTATCTGCTTGGTATTCTATTGTAGGATTAACAGCAATATTCGCAGCAGCATTTTGGTCAATCCTCATCATGGGATTAGTTTTAGAAGTGGGTAAAGTAATTACCGCAGCCTATCTATATCGTAATTGGAAAAATATGCATGTTGTAATGAAAACATATTTTACAATAGCTGTTTTTATTCTAATGTTCATAACTAGTATGGGCACATTTGGTTATTTGAGTAAAGCCCATATTGAACAGGCTTCATCAACGGGCGATTCACAAGAAAGAATAGAACGCATAGATGCGACTATAGCAAGAGAAAAAGAAAAAATAACTAGATCTGATGCTGCCATAAAACAACTAGACAGCGCAATAAACTCTATGATATCTAATGATCGTGCTACCAGGGGATTGGAATATCGTAAGGCACAAGAAAGAGAAAGAGCATCGCTTCAGAATGGAATAAAAATTGCTGAAGCTAGTATAGATAAATTATTAGATGAAAAAGCTCCATTATCAAAAGAAATAAGAAATCTGCAACGCGAAGTTGGGCCTATTCGTTATGTTGCTTTGCTGATTTATGATAATGATGATGCTTTGATTCTTGAAAAAACTATTAGATGGATCATAATACTATTAGTTATTGTTCTTGACCCACTGGCTGTTTTATTAATTATAACCACAACTAGATCTGATTCACCAGAATATTTAATAAAACACAAACACAATAAAGAAGAAAGAGCTTGGTTAAAAGAAAATTCTAACGCAGTTGCGACTGATGGAAAGTTGTGGACTGACATGCCAATAGTAATAAAAAAGAAGAAACTTAAATAACACTTTACAATACACAAATTATACTATACAATACTATAATATACAGGATACAGGAGAATATTATGACTGCAAAATCGAATTTTATCCGTGAAATGATCAAAGATATTGGCGATGTTGATACGCATTTAGCAGATGATGGTTTACATTCCTCAGAGTATTCTGGAGCTATCGACACCGGCTCTTATATCCTTAATGCTGTATTGACAGGGAGCATTTACGGCGGGGTACCGAACAATAAAATTACTGCATTCGCAGGCGAAAGCGCAACAGGTAAAACATTCTTCGTTCTCGGGATCGCCAAAAAGTTTCTTGATGATCATCCTGATGCAGCGATTTTTTACTACGATACTGAGGCTGCTGTCACGAAACAGATGATGCTTGATCGAGGAATCGATACAAAAAGAGTTATTATTGTAGAACCGGATACGATTCAAAATTTTAGAACCCATGCAATTAAGCTTCTGGATAATTATTCCAAGGTTGAAAAAGCAAATCGTCCTCCGATGCTTCTGATTTTAGATTCCTTTGGAATGTTATCAAGCACTAAAGAAGTTTCTGATTCTGCTGAAGGTGCTGAAACAAAGGACATGACCAAAGCAGCACTGGCTAAAGCTACATTTCGAGTTCTTTCGCTGAAGCTTGCAAAAGTTGCTGTTCCTCTAATCGTAACGAATCACGTTTATGCACAAATCGGTGCATTCTATCCAACGAATGAAATCGCTGGTGGTAGTGGTTTAAAATATGCTGCGTCTCAGATCGTTATGCTTTCTAAGAAAAAGGATAAGGATGGAACGGAAGTTGTAGGTAACATCATTCATTGTAAGATGTATAAGAGCCGATTGACAAAAGAAAATAAGAGGGTCGATGTTAGATTGTCATACTCTAAAGGTTTGGATCGATATTATGGATTGCTGGAACTTGCTGAAAAGTATGATATCATCAAGAAAGTCAGCACTCGTTATGAACTTCCAGATGGAACTAAAGTTTTTGGTAAAAATATAAATGAAGAACCAGAAAAATATTTTACAAAAGATTTGCTTGATAAGATAGAAATTGCAGCATCCAGTGAATTTAAATATGGGCAATCACAAAATGAAAAAATCGCAGAATCCTCCGAAGTATGATGTCATACCTTATCTAAGCGTTCAAATAAAATCCGATAAGTATAAAGACATAATCTATCATTATTCCAATTTAGAAATAAATAAAAGTGATGGGGATGTGAGTCCAATCCCTCTTTCATATTCATGTAATATTATTTCTGGGACTGTAGATGATTCTTCAGAAGATTTTGAAAATGTCGTAGCTTCTATATTATTTGATATTATAAAGAATTTAGAAAAACAACAGAGGGAATAACTACAATGTTTGATTTATCCACAGTTATCGCAACAATTATGGTTGGTGGTGGATTAGCATATTGCGGATTTCGATTGGGTAAGGATTATTGGGCAAATAAAACAGTAGAATTTCTCATAAATAATGGGTTCTTAAAGATATTAAAAAATAAAGAGGGTGAAATACGATTTATAAGAGTAGTTAGAAAAAATTTAATGATTGACAATTCATCCAAAAAGTGATAATATTGTATTATGAGAATAGAGAACATTATTCTGAAGAATCTCCTTCAGAACGAAGAATATTCTAGAAAAGTTTTACCTTTTCTGAAGAATGAGTACTTTCAAGACTCTTGTGAAAGAGCTATCTTTGAAGTAATTAATCAATTTATAACAAAGTATAATACATTGCCTTCTCCGGAAGCTATTATTATTGAAGTTGATAATAATAAAAAGCTTTCCCAAGAAGAATACAATAGAATTGGTGATCTTGTAAAAGAAATACGGGAACCAATAGATAAGCCTACTATTGCATGGATCTTAGATGAAACTGAAAAGTTTTGTCAAGATAAAGCTATTTACAATGCAATCATGAATAGTATTACCATCCTTGAAGGCAGAAGCAAAACTCAAACTAAGGAAGTTCTTCCCGAACTCTTGAAAGATGCATTGTCTGTTTCATTCGATTCGCATATCGGGCATGATTTTCTAGAAGACTTTCAAATGCGATATGATTTCTATCATCGCGTTGAAGAAAAGATTCCGTTTGACCTTGAATACTTCAATAAGATAACTCGTGGTGGATTTTCTAAGAAATCTTTGAACATTATAATGTCTGGAACTGGTGGCGGTAAAACTCTAGCAATGTGTCATATGGCTGCAGCCAATCTTATGGCAGGTAAGAAAGTTCTGTATATCACGATGGAAATGGCTGAAGAAAAGATTGCTGAACGTATTGATGCTAATCTTTTGAATGTAATGATAGATGAATTGGAAACCCTACCAAAAGATATATACGAGAAGAAAGTAGAAAAAATCAGAACTAAGACTGTGGGTAAGTTGATTATCAAAGAATATCCAACAGCTACAGCCCATGCTGGTCACTTTAGATATTTGATAAATGAACTGAATCTAAAGCGGGATTTTTTGCCAGATATAATCTACATTGATTATTTGAATATCTGTATGTCGTCTCGTGTCAAGCCGGGATCAAATATAAATAGTTACACCTATATTAAATCTATCGCAGAAGAGCTTCGTGGATTAGCAGTTGAAAAAAATATTCCTATCGTGAGTGCAACTCAAACAACCAGATCTGGATATAGCAATTCAGATCCTGATCTAACTGACACTTCAGAATCTTTTGGCTTGCCAGCCACAGCGGACTTCATGATTGCATTAATTTCAACAGAAGAACTTCAGAACTTGAATCAAATTATAGTAAAACAATTGAAGAATCGCTATAACGATCCTACTATCTATCGTAGATTTGTTATTGGCGTAGATCGTGCGCGTATGAAACTCTATGATGTAGAGCAAAGCGCACAAAAAGACATCCTGGATGGACCAGTGATGGACAAAACACCGTATGGTGAGAGGAGAAAAGAAGAGGAAGCTATGAAGTGGACAACAAAAACAATAGGCCGTAAGAATTTTTCGGGACTCAAGGTATCATGAGCAAGACTTGGAAAGATCGTAAAAATAGTTATATTGATGATGAAAATTATTATTCAAAAGATTATGAAAACCAGATCAATGATCATAATTTAAAGCGTCGATCAAGGCACGAACGACGCCGCATGAAGGAATATAATGTATATAGTGGTGAAGCAGACAATGATTCAAGCGACACAGATCATCAAAAGAATAAGTAAGTCATACTTACTTGATCATTTTTTTATTATAAATAAACGAAGCACTGCTACGGAATAGGAGTATCTATGACTGAAATCAGCGTTCGAAATGTAAAAGATTCGTCTGTTCGCAGGTTGATGCGTTCTTTAATAAGATGGTCTATTAATGAAATTATAGGGTCCAGAATCAATTTAAAAATTACGGTGGTTTTAACAAATCTCCGTAAAACAGACAATTGTTCTGGCATTTGCGAATGGATGGATGATAACGTCAATCCTCGCGAATTCAAGATATGTGTAGATAATTCACAATCTTTTAGAGAACAGTTGAGAACTATTACACATGAGATGGTTCATGTCAAACAGTATGCTAAAAGTGAACTATATGACTATCTAAGAAATTATGAAATGACTCGCTGGCGAACTAGGGTGTTTGATACAAATAAAGTAAAGTACCGTGATTTCCCATGGGAGAAAGAAGCTTATGCTCTACAGACTCCACTTTTGAGAAAATTTTTAAAAGATAAAAAAGTAAACTTGAAAGAATATAAGTGATAAAGAGTATAACAATATGGGACATAGATGACACCTTATTTCGTACTGCAAATAAGGTGCATGTTGTTATCGGTTCTAAGAAACTGCAATCATTATCTGCTGCGGAATTCAACGTCTATAAATTAAAGCCCGGTGAAAAATATGATTTTTCTGAATTTACCTCAGCAAAGCATTTCGAGAAAACTGCTAGGCCAGTTGATAGTGTGTTTAGAACTGCCAAAAAAATTATGGAGAAACTAAAAGATTCTAGTAAAAAATTCATCATCGTTACTGCTAGAGCAGACATGGATGATAAAAAGTTGTTTCTCGATACTTTCAAAAAATATGGATTTGATATAGATCGCTCTCATATATACAGAGCTGGCAATATAAAAGGTAGTGGTGCCGAAGCAAAGAAAAAGATAATTAGGTCACAACTCAAAGGGGCGGGTTTTAATATAGCTCGCATGTTTGATGATTCGCGAACAAACCTAGATAAGTTTTTAGAACTTAAATCTGAATTCCCTGAAGTGAATTTTGAAACATTTCTTATCAGTGCCGATGGCATAATTACAAGATACGGAAAATTCGACGACATGCGACCTGTTTCGGGATACGAGAGATAGTAAGCAATGGCTAATCTCAGTGGTTTAACTTCTGATGGACGAACAACAGCATGGAGCAAATATGTAGTTGCAGCCGCCCCAGGATCTCTAGCTGCGGGTTACACAACAACCATAGTGGGCGCGAGCTTGGTTGACAAAAATGGCAAGCTAATAACAGCATTTTCAAAAAATACTAAAATAACATTTCTTTCAGTTAAGTTAACTAAGATAGGGAAATTTATTGCTGCGAATGTGAAGATACCGTCACTCACACTCGGCAAAGGGATTACAACTAACGAAGGATATTTAAATCTAACACAAATAAACAAACCCACAAAATCTTCATCTGGACCCCAAACATCAATTAATTTTGGATTATTAAAAATATATCAAAATGGTAAAAAACCAGTAGTAACATCAGTATATAAACTCAATTCCCCCAGCCCACAAGAACGTGGCGAATCTGATTTTATAAACTCGATCAATTCGATTATAACACAACCCATGAAACTAATGATAGGGTCAACTACATATAAGAATATATGCGGGGTGAACAAAGTCGCAGGAACACCGAAAGCAGATTTAGTGTTCGTTGCCTTGGAGAGGAACAAATTTGTAGAAGTGTGTTTTGTTTCTCATAAAATGGGAAAAACGGAAAAAGAATTTGGGCAATGGTCTGGTGTGACTCAATCTGCTGGGATTTCTATATCTAACGCCAGGCAAGTAACAGACTTTATTAAACAGGTTAGAGCGACAAAAGAAGAAACATTCGGCAAAATGAAAGCCACGTTTACCATCATCAAAAAAATAGAAGGTAGTGATGGAGATCTTTTGAAAAAACGTTCCATGTATGGGCCTAATTTCGGCAGCCAGCGTGGGCGTGATAACGTAGATTTTTTGCTTCAGGGAACCCCTTCAATCAGAGGTGGTAAATTGTTAATGTCAACCTCGTTACATCCTAATGGAGTTGCTGCGAAGGGGGGCTTTGATCCGTGTCTAATGGTATATCGTAAAGGGACGACAGGTGATAGAAGCCAATTTGAAATACCTGGAGCAAGATTTACAATTTCTCCCATAGGTGGAAGAAAAGCCAATTTTATCATAGATTCTAAAGGCAAATTGATTCCCATCAAATCATGATTATTCCCAAGTTAGTCACATTAAACATATTATATTATAGATTAGATTATCAGAATCTGATACAAGAATTTCTTTGGCAAACTTATGACGTAACACCAGAGCTACCTAAAATTCATAATTTTTTGATTTTTTGGAAAAATAATATAGAAGCCGTCATAAAGGAAGTCAATGTGGCATATACATATAAGCACAACATAAGAAATGTTAGGATGTATGATCTTCAATGATGACGTTTACTGAATATCTGATAGAAGAAAAGAATGTTCACATGGAGCATTTGGAAGACCTTGTATTGAATAGGGGTCTTGTTGGAGCACGAGAAATATTCAACTTTCTAACATCCTTAGGTGTGATGCTTTCGGGAGAAACTAAAAACAAAGTTTCAGCAACAGTAAAGTGGGATGGCGCGCCTTCAATTTTCATGGGCATTGACCCATCTGATGGCAAATTCTTTGTTGCTAAGAAGGGTATATTTAATGTAAAGCCTAAGTTGTATAAAAGCGAATCTGATATAGATGCGGATTTGTCTGGCGAGTTAAATACTAAATTCAAGATTGCTTTTTCTGAATTCAAAAAACTTGGTTTAAAATCTGGCGTATATCAAGGCGATCTTATGTTTACATCAGGAGATGTAAAAAAACAAAAAATAAATGGTATAGCATATTACACTTTTCAACCAAACACAATTGTATATGCTGTTTCAATAGACACGGCATTGGGTAAGGCTATAAACAAAGCTAAGATAGGTGTTGTTTGGCACACCACATACACGGGTAAGACAATACAGACAATGGAAGCGTCCTTTGGTAAAGGAATAGTGTCAAAGCTTAAAAAATCTTCAACTATATGGATGGATGATGCTACTTATAAAGACATTTCCGGCCAAGCAGCAATGACTGCGGCTGAAACTAAACAATATAGAGAAGTCATATCTAAGGCTGGTTCTTTGCTTAGAGGAATTCCAAAATCTGCTTTAGACACAATTTCAAGTAATGCTGATTTGTTGATCTTAGTCAAAACATACAATAATCTAAAAGTAAGAAGGGGTCAAGAAATAACAGATACAACAGAACACGCTAAAGGATTAGTAGATTATATTTTAACTAAATTTCAGAAAGAAGAAGGATCGAAGAAGACTGAGAAAGGCAAAGCTGCTGTAAAAGAAAGAAAGAATAAAGTACTAGCCCCAATAACAAATGCTTCAATTCCAGATATTGCCAATATATTTGAATTCATGAATATCATAGTCAAAGCAAAGAATATGATAATATCTAAAATGAATTCAGCTTCTACAGTTGGGGCGTTTCTTCGCACACCAGATGGATTCAAAGCTACGACACCAGAAGGATATGTTGCTATAGATCATTTGACTAATGGTGCTGTAAAACTCGTAGATAGACTTGAATTCAGTAAAGCAAACTTTTCTGCTGATATAGCCAAAGGTTGGCAACGATAATTTACTTCGGTATTTGATACTCGCAACAAGCGACAGTATCTATTATATCAAAAAAAACAGGATTGTCAAGTTATAAATAACTGTAGTTGTTAGGCTTAGGTAAACCAACTGTACAGTCAAAAGGCTGAGGCAATCCTGTAGGAGATGAAAAATAAAAATGAGTAAATCTGTAGCCATCAGTTTTGGTCGTTTAAATCCCCCAACGTTGGGGCATGAGCATTTAGTAAGAAAGTTACTAACAGTAGCTCGCGGAAAATCCGCTAAACCCATATTGTATCTTTCACATACACAAAATCCAAAAAAAGACCCACTTTCATATGATCAAAAGATCAAGTATGCGAAAGCTGCTTTTGGTAAAATTGTTCGCAAAACGACAGCTAAAAACATCATACAAATTGCTAAAGAACTTGAAACTGAAAAATTTACTGATTTGATTTTAGTTGTTGGATCAGATAGAGTTTCAGAATTTACAAAGTTATTATCTACATATAATCACAAAGAATTCAACTTCAACTCAATTGATGTCGTGTCTGCTGGTGAACGTGATCCCGACGCAGAAGGGATTATGGGAATGAGCGCAAGTAAAATGCGTTCGTTTGCAAAGGCTGGGAAAATTAACGATTTCATAGGCGGCGCACCAACATCTATGAGTTTAGCTACGAAGAAACGAATGTTTTTAGACGTAAAGAAAAATCTAAAGGAACAGGAGATTCTAATCATGAACAATAATAATCTTAACGAGGAATTTTCCAAATTTATCACAGAAGAAGAAACGCTTTCTATTTCACCGGGTGAAATGGAGAAGATGCTTTCGGATATTGATGTGGAAGATTTGGATCCAAGTCAAGATGACGCATATCTTCTAGATATTATTCATCCCGAAGCAACTAAAGATGAAAAGAACGACGATGAAGATAAAGAAGATCATGAAGAAATGGATGAAGCCCGTGTTCTCACTATTCCTCAGAGAATAAAACTCGCACAACGTATGCGTAGATTATCTAAGCGCATGGCTATGCTTAAAAAGATTAAAGCAAAACGCATGGCGCCTCCCGAAAGATTACGCTATCGTGCTAGAAAAGCAGCTTTGATGATTATTCGTAAGCGTGTTGCGGGCAAAATGGCAGGAAAATATAATACATTATCAAGACAACAAAAAATACAGATTGATCAAATGGTTTCTCGCAGATTTGGTAAAAAGTTAGGCGCTAGGGTTTCTATGTTTTCTACAAGGCTTCTTCCTCTTATGCGTAGGAAAGAAACAGCGCGTTTAATTAAAGCTCGTGGTGGCAAATCATCTTCTGCGGCTTCTCAAACAGCTATTCAAGCTGGATTTGTTCCTTACATTAATTCAATTAAAGACCTTGATCTTGATGAAAGTAAGATGTCTCAACTACACCAGCACATTAAAGATGGCAAGACTGCCGAACAGATTGCAAAACTGATGAAAATTGATGTCAAGACAATCAAGTCACTCATGGACAGTGTTGATCTTGATGAAAGTGAGTCTGTGAATAATGACTTTGCTAAAGCTTTTCCAAAACGTTCCAATCGAGAGGCAAAAAACATTACTTCAGCAGATAATCCATCAACAAAAGATGATCCATTGCACCGTGCGCAAGGGCCA